TTTTTTGGTTTGTTTTTTTCCGATTTTTTTTTTTTTTTTTTTTTTTTTATTTTAAAAATTAAAAATGTAAATTTAATAAAAATCTATTTATTGAGGAAATAGAAACCGTTAGCAGAGGACTCTAAGGTTGGCCAGAGTCTTTCTTTTTGAGACTGAGTTCTAGTCTCTAGACTGAAGTTGGTAGCATAAAGTTCTTCAAAAGATGGGAAGATCGTTGGAATAGGATCTTGACCGAGTCTTTCTCTAAATACGTTTAGCTTTCCAGAGTGAGCAGGAATTTTCAGTGAATTTACGATAAAGTTATGTACATCTTTACATGTATCATATACTTCTTTCGAACAGCCCATTGATGCTTGAGCAATGCCGATAGCGGCACTAGCTGTTGCAGCGAGGGTCTGGTCATGTTCAGGATAAAGTAGATGAGCAAGAAGGAGAGCTGGATCTCGATAGGCGATTCCACCATATTTATTCGCGTAACTGAGTACAGATACGTCAGATAGGTAGTTTCCAAGATAGCTTTTCTTGTCAGATAGCTTAGCGTTGAATCTAAGTCTAGCTTCATCTCTTAGTTGTGACAGAAAGTGACTTTTTTGAAATGGTTGAAACCATTCAGATAAGCCACATAGTGAATCATCTCCTTGAACATAGAATAAGAAGTTATCAGATTCAATGTTAATTCCAGTGGCCGATAAACACGTTAGTGTCATCAGAGTATTCACGAATGAATCAAGCAGTTGTGTTTGCTGAAATCCAGAAGCGATACCGTTAAATTGCCATTGGTAAATGTTTCCAAGGGGGGTAATGATCGGAGTGTGTTTGACAGAGTAAGTCATCCATTCCCAAAGTCTTTCGATTTTGTGAGTGTCTGTTTTACTGTTAGGATAAAATGAAGTTGGTTCATATATACTAAAGTCAAACCAAGATTTCCACATTTTATGGACGTCATCAATTACTTCGTGCAAAGCACGACGATCGAACTGGGACCAGTCGATACTGAGGTAAGTGAAGCATCTCTTGTGAGAAAACTTGTTATACAACTTTCTCCATCCACCTTTCATCGTTTCAAATCCCCATAACATGGGTGAGTATGAATCACGATTAAGATATTCTCTTTGTAGATTCCAGATAAACATATTCTCAACTTGGAGTAGTAATTTGGGTACGCCAAATACAGCTCTAAGTTTGTCAGGTTCATCTTCAGCTACTAAATGAGAGCGGGAGAGTAAGGTTGTAAG